GTCCCCGTCCGCCGTGGTCACGTTCTGCGCGGCGGCCATCAGCGTCGTCACCGCGTACGTGTCCGTCTTGCGGGCGTAGTCGATGCCGGCGGCGCGGATGTAGTCCTCCACGAACGACGGGGATCCGAGGTCAATGGTGGCTTGGCTGATGTCGTTGCCGCCTGCCCATTCCTGCACCGGGACCGCGGTCGGGGTGATGGCGACGGGAGCACTGTGGATGTCCGACTTCTCGGGCGAGTGCAGCGCCACCTCGGGGGTCTTGGTCCACGAGTTGAACGACTTGCTCGGATAGTCGCCGGGCAGCAGGTCGCCTTGGCGCAGCGCGTCGATCAGCGGGGTGCCCCACGAGATGATGTCGACCAGCTCGGCCTGGTAGGCGGGGCGGTGCATCGCGCCGACGTTGTTCGTACCGACCAGCGTGACGTCCACCAGCGCGGCCTGGACCGATGTCTGTGCGGCCATCGCCGCGGCGAGCACCTGGCGGGCCCGGCGATCACCGTGCCGGCTGGCCCGCAGCAGGCGGGCAACGTCACGGATCCCGACTTCCAGCGCGGCGCTGCGGCGCGCCGGGCGGCCCGCGCCGGCGGCGAGCGGCACCGGCCGGGCCCCGGCGGTGACGGCCATGGTCTGTTGGCCGGGGATCTGCTGTTGCGGGGCGGGCTGGTCCGGTTCGATGTCCGGGTTGGGCTCCGGGTCGGGCGTGTCGTCGTCGTCGGGGTCGGTCGGGTCCGGGACCACCGGATCGACGTCGGCCACGAGCGTGTCGGGTGGCATGGTGGTTGCACCTCCGGTGGTTGGGTTGGGAGAGCTGGCGGCGACGGTGTCGACCACCGCGCCGGCGTAGGCGCCGAAGCCGAGCAGGGACAGCTCGTTCCAGTCGGCGGCGTGGACGTGCATCACGCCGCGGGCGTCGTAGTCGTAGACCCGCGGTTCGGCGCCGACGGAGAACATGAGCTGTGAGCCGGCAGGGTCCGACGCCAGTACGAGCGCGTCGTTGCCCTCGGCGGTGGCGTTGACGGCGACGGTGGCCCGCATCGCGGTGCCGGTGTCGGCGGCGTCGGCGACCCGACCGACGATGCGGGCCCGGTCGTGGTCGCGCAGCGCCAGCGGGCGGGCGTTGGCGTCGAGCGAGCCGGGATGGAACACCACGAGCTCACCCGAGCTCACGCGGCCCTCCACGCCCCACGGCACCGCGACGCCACCGATGCGGCGGCGGCCGACGTCGGCCACCGCGGCGGTGATGAACGTGGCGGCGATCACCGCGACACCTCGAGCGGGGCGAGCGGCGCGGCGTCCGGGTTGCCGGTCGTCGCGCCCTCCGCCGCGGGGTCGGCCACCTCGAGGTCGGTCGGGGAGACGTTGCCGACGTCGGGGGTCGTGAACGGGTTGCGCAGCCAGGCGTTGAGGTCGAGACGCACCACGGTGCCGCGCGGTGTCACGTTCGGGCCCGACAGGGTCTGCTCGATGCACCCGATGTACGGCCCGGCGCCCCAGTCGATCATGTCCTGGCGGGCCTGCTGGCCGTTCTGGTACGTCATGCCGGTACCGGCCGGGGCGCCGACGAGATACGGCGGGGTGTTCCCGAGCCGGGACAGCTCGAGCGCCTGATACGTGCGGCCCTCCACCAGTTGCATCTGGCTGGCGTCCACCGGGGTCTCGCGGTACTTCACGTACTTGTTCGTCGCCGCGGTGGTGTTCATCCGGCGGGCCAGGCTGAACGCCTCGGCCAGCTCGGTCAGCTCCTCGGCCGACATGTCCTCGGAGCCGTCCTGCTCCTCAAGCACCCCGGCCGGCACCTCGGTGGCGGCGAACCGGTCCGCCGCGGCGTCGAGCTGCAACGCGATCGAGATGGCCCGCACCCCGTTGGCCAACAGCCCCTGGTTCGGGGACAGGAACTCGATCACGTCGCGGGGGTTCACCTCGCGGCGTTGGCCGGTCAGCTCGTCGGTGACGAACACGGTGCCGTCCGCCCGGACGTCCAAGTCGCCGGGGCGGATCCGCCGGAACGTCTGCGGGAACGTGGTGGCGTACCGCGACGTCACGAGCCAGTGCGCCCGTTCGTAGAACAGCAGGTCGTCCACCGTCCACGCCAGGATCCACTGGCGGGTCCGGTCAGGGTCCGGTCGGTCGCCCCACGACATCGGCGGGGTGCGGCGCTCCACGGCGGGGATCCGCGACCCGTCCACCGACCAGAACGTGAACGGCAGGGCCGACACCGCGGAGCAGGTCAGGTCCCGGCAGCGCGAGATGGTCGGGAGTGACATCGCGGCCTCGCGGTCCATCCACGGCAGCAGGTCGGGCGGGACGTCGACCGGTAGCAGCGGCGGGCCGAACCCCCACGGCACGTTGGCCGTGGCGGCGGCCGAGCCGCGGGCCAGCGCGATGCGGCCGGCGGCGGCCGTCACCCCGGCCGGCAGGACCGGGGTGGCGGCCGTCACCGGCGTGCCGAACGACAGTGCATCGGACAAGGCCTCTCCGATGCGGGCCAGGCGGGCGCCCACGGCGGGCCCGTCAGGCGGGCGGGGTGTCGGACGGCGTGACGTCGCCGGTGGTGACGTCCACGAGTCCGCCGCTGGCGGCCGGCGCACGGGTCGCGGCGGCACCGGCCGCCGCGGCGCGGCGGTTCAGCTCGGCCAGGTCGATGTCGCCGCGCCGGTGGGCGCCCCCGAGGTCGTCATCCGGGGTGGTCTCCGGGGTCGGCGCGGGGTCGGGCGTGCTCGAGCGGGTGGCCATGTGGCCCATGAGGGACGCGATTACGCGATCCGCGCCAGCGCGGGCGCCGAATCGATTACCGGATTGGCCGCTGTGTGCCCCGTGGAGCCGCGATCGGGGGTCGCGATGGGTGTTGGGTGCGGGCAACGGGCGTCGCGGGGCTCTGAGGGACGATCACGGCGCCCTTGCCGGTCGGTCGGCGGGTCGCCGCGGCCCATCCGGCGAGCGTCACCGCGACCAGCGGCGAGATGTCCACCGCGGAGTGCCGGCGCGACCACAGCCAGGCGTCCCCGAGCGGGCGGCGCGCCGCGCCGGCGATGGCGTCGTCCAGCGCGGCCTGGGCGCGGTGGGTCAGCGTGCCGGCGGCGAGCCGGTCCACGAACGTCCCGCACGCCCGGGCGTGGTCGGACGCGCCGATCGGGTCGACGGTGACGCGGGCCCGGCGCAGCTCCGCGACGACGGACGCGGCCACGAGCGAGTCCGCGACGATCGGGATCCCGCGGTAGCGGGCCCGGGCAGCGCGCACGGCGGCGGCCAGCGCGGCGGGCTTGCACACCTCGAGCACCTCCACGACGATCCCGGTGCGCCGGTCGGGGTGCGGGCCGGCGATCGCCAGGGTGGCGCTCGAGCGGTCGGCGGAGACGTCGAGCGCCAGCGCGCTCGGCGGTGACGGGGGAGTGCCCGGCTCCGCGGCGCTCCGCCACAGCTCGAGGTCGAGCCCGGCGGCCACGAGCGCCTCGGACGGGCGGGGCCACACGTTGAGGTACGCCCGTTCGAACGACGCGTCATCGGTGCGCCGGCCCCACAGGTCCGCGAGCACCTCGAGCGGGAACGCCCGCCCCGCGGTCGGGTGCGCGGCCAGCCACGTGTCCGGGCTCGCCGGGTCGTAGTCCGGCGCGCTGGCGTCGGCCCCGTAGTCGAACAGCGCGACGCCGGGCACCCCGTTGGCCCCGGCGGTCAGCCAGCGGTCCCACCACGTGGAGGCGATCGTGCCCCCGGCGGAGACGATCCACAGCTGGCGCCACGGCCGGGTCAGCTGCGCCGGGGTGATGCCGGACTCGATGCCCTCGCCCTGGTCGATGTCGGCGGCGAACGCCTCGTCCACGGTGGCCATGTCGACGTTCGTGGAGTGCAGCGCGGTCGGGGTCGGGGCGAACAGCTGCAGCCGGCTGGAGCCGCGGCGCTTGTGGATCCCCTCGGAGCCCTGGGACTTGCGGATCCGGTAGAGCCGGGCCAGCGGCGACACCATCGGTTCCCACTCGTCGCGGAACAGCTTGGCGGCCACCTCCCGGCCGTTGGCCGCGGTGTACCAGCAGCGGGCGTCCCCGGTCAGGTCCATCCGGTCGAGCGACGCGGCCAGCACCTCAAGAGCCTCGATGCCGAAGAACTGCACGAACTCCGGATTGCGATCAAGAAGCTGCGGTATGCGGTTGAAGCCGCCGATGCGACCGGCGTCTGGAAGGCACCGGCGGGCCTCGACGTCTTGCGTCGCGCCCAGCCGGCGCTGGGCGCGACGCAAGACGTCGAGG